CCCCACAGCCCTTTGGGCTGTGCACGGAACACTACACCAACCAACAACAATAAGTACCAAAGTGCTAACCAACAGTAACCACAACACTAAGAACAAAACCGCATCAATACTACAAAACTACACCATAAACAAGAATAACTTATTACAAATGTTATCATTGTTTGGTACTGTAAAATAAAGTAGAGTTCTTTAGGTATTGTTCTTTATGGTATAGTTCTCTATATTAATATAAGGGGGCAGTTTAGTATCGGCTGATGTAAAATATTACACTACTAGTACAATACCCAAAGGGTATTATACTAGACTCATCGACTACTACCCATGTACAATGCTACTACGTAGCATTATACATGGACCCTAAGTAAAATATTACATCGGCTCCTAGACTCTTGTAGTATTTTACAAATACCACAAGGGCATCCCCCGTTCGCATACCTGACCATACATATATTAATGGTCATATATTTTTGGCACAATAGGGTTTGATGTCACCTTTTTGGTGTTTTGTTCGTTGTTAGTAGTGAGAAGGCTTTTATTTTTTTTTTATTTTTATGAGGGGGTGTTGATTGTGGCTTGGACGGATCCTATTAAGACGGTTACTGCGGGTGTTGATGAGGTGCTTGCGGATGATTGGAATACGTATGTGAAGAATAATATGACTTCGTTGTATCCTTTGACGATGACTGTTGCGTTGTCTGATGAGTCTACGGCTATTACGACGGGTGCGGCTAAGGTTACGATTCGTGCGCCGTTTGCGATGGTTTTGACGGGTATTCCGCGGGCGTCGTTGTCTACGGCTTCTACGGGTGCTGGGCCTGTTGCGGTTGATGTTAATGTTAATGGTACTACGATTCTTAGTACGAAGTTGACGTTGGATGATAATGAGAAGACGAGTGTGACTGCTGCTACGGCTGCTGTTCGTGCTACGGCTAGTCATACGGGTTGGACGGGTACTGCTTCTGCGCCTAATTATCAGATTAGTGATGATGCTGAGATTACGTTTGATGTGGATACTGCTGGTACTGGTGCTAAGGGTTTGAAGGTTACGTTGTTTTTTGTGAAGGCTTAGGTTGGTGTTTTTATGAGTCGTATGCTTGTTAATCCTTTTAGTGTTGTGCCGGGAGTTCCTACGGTTAGTGGTGGTACTTTAACGAGTGATGCTACGTATTATTATCGTAAGTTTACTGCTAATGATACGCTTAGTGTTGTTGGTGGTTCGGTTAGTATGGATGTTGTTCTTGTTGGTGCTGGCGGCGGTGGTGGTGGGGCAACGCAAACTACTGCTGGTGCTACTGCTGTAGGCGGCGGTGGTGGCGGTGGTGGTGTTGTTATCCAGACAGGAGTAACTGTTTCTGGTGATAATAGTATTGTTATTGGTGCTGGAGGTAATGCTATTGCGGCTGGTGCGGGTGGTTTAGGAAATAATAGCACTGGGTTTGGCTATACTGCTAATGGTGGTGGCGGTGGTGGTGCCGGAACCACTAGTCAGAATGGCCTAAGTGGCGCGTCTGGTGGTGGTGCGGGCGTTAGAACCACTATTGCTGGTACTGGTGGTACAAATACTTCTTCTCCATCTCAGGGATTTAACGGCGGGAATGGCGTGTATAGCGCATCTCCACTTGTTCGAGTTGCTGCTGGTGGTGGCGGTAATTCTTCTGCTGGTTCTGCTTCTTTTGTTAGCACTACTGCGACTAGTACGGGCGGTTCTGCAACTAGTATTGCTACTTATAGTGGTGAGACTGGAAATGCTGCTTTTTATGGGGGTGGCGGTTCTGGAGCAATTCAGGTCCCCTCTTCTGGGTATTCTGTTTCTAACAATCCTGCTACTAATGCTGGAACTGGTTACGCAGCAATAAGTGCTGGTGCTGGAGGTGGAGGTGCCGCAACCGCTAATAAGGGTGGTGGTGGCGGCGGGTCCCGCGCGTATGGAGGCACTTCTATTAGCGGTTCTGGGGGTTCTGGTGCGGTAGTTGTTAGGTATCTCCGTTCGGCTGTTGGAGGATAATTATGGCGCATTGGGCTGAATTAGACGAAAATAATATTGTTATCCGTGTTACTGTTGGTAATAATAATGACCCTAATGGTGATGAAGGTTATCAATGGTTAATTGATAACCTTGGTGGACGATGGGTTCAAACTTCGTATAATAATAATTTTCGTAAACAATATGCTGGTATTGGTTTTTATTATGATCAAGAGGCTGATGTATTTATTGCTCCTACACCATATCCCTCTTGGATTCTTGATGAGAATTATGATTGGCAGGCGCCTGTTCCTAGGCCGGATTCTGTAGATGATGGTTTTTTTGTTTGGAATGAAGACATTATTAATTGGGAATTTATTGAAAATGTTTAATAGTAATGTTCAACCAAAGCGAATCGTTAAAGAACAACGCAAGGAGCCTTGGTATTGTCACTCTTGTGATCTTGATAATCCGTCGTATTATTCTAAGTGTCCTAAATGTGGGGATCATCGACCCCACTAGGAGGAGTTATGCCAGACTATAGTTTTAAGGCTGGACCCCCATCCGACAAGAAGGAGTTAGAGAAGTTATTTCTTCAATACCCAGAAAAGATTGGGTGGTTCTTGTCTAATGGGTATGCTCCACACTTGTGGCAGATGCTATTTCATACAAATACGAATGATGAGCATTTGACGCGGTTTAGGCACTTGGTTGCTGGTCGTCGTGGTGGCAAAACTCTTTGCGCCGCATGGGAAGTATTATTCTACTGCTTATACCCAGAACAATTCCATCGTGATGCGTACGGAAAAGAGAATGATAATCCTCTCTGGGTATGGGCAACTAGTAAAGATTATAAAGTCTTGCGTCCGGCACTCCTTACTTTGCGTAAGGTTATTACGGAGGCTGGAATGTCTATCGGTAAAGATGTGAAGGAGAACCGGGGCGCAATGACTTTTGAATTCCCTAATGGGAGCCTTATTGAATTCAAGTCGTCGGATGATCCACAATCGCTTCGTGGTGCTGGCCTTGATATTCTCTGGATGGACGAGGCAGCCTTCATTAGGAGTGAGGAGCCGTGGCAAGTTATGCGTCCCGCTCTTTCGGATAAGCAAGGATTACTCATCACAACCACGACACCAGACGGTAAGAACTGGTTTTTTGAGGAATTCTGGAATAAGGACGCTATCGCGGACCCGAATCAGGGCCGCGTAGAGTATCGCAGTATTGATAATCCTTACTTTCCTAAGCGAGAGTGGGAGTATACAAAGCAACGATACCATCCTTTGCTGTTTGCACAAGAGTATATGGCTGCTTTTGACTCTATGGCGGGTCGTGACCTTGCTGGAGACTGGCTACACTATTATACAGAAGAGGATCTACCCCGCACAGCGGACGGAACACTACAAAAACTCCGCAAATATATGGGCGTAGACCCCGCAGTAAGCATGAGTGGCAAGGGTGACCGCTTCGTAATCAGCGTCGTAGGAGTATCAGACAATAATCAAGTATTCCTAATCGACCAATACGCAGCAAAAATCCCATTTGTAGAGCAATTAGAGAAGATTCAAGAGTATTATTTGCGGTATAATCCGGAAATTATTGGTATTGAGTCTAATGCTTATCAGGCAGCCTTGGTGCAGCAAGCGGAAAGGCTGCCTAGTATGCCGCCTATTGTGCCTATTTTTGCTAAGGGTAAGAAGTTTGAGCGTTTGATGGCTATGTCGCCGCTTTTTAGGATTGGTAAGGTGCGTATTAAGGCGGAGCATAAGGATTTTATTGATGAGTGGATTAATTATGATGCGAGTATGTCGAATCCGAAGGATGACTGTTTGGATTCGGTGGAGATTGCGCTTCGTACGGCTGGCGCGTTGCTTGGTGATTCGTTTATTGATGATAAGCCTGATAATCCGGGTGGTTTGCCGGATTGGGTGATTGCTGATCGCCCTTCTGTTAAGAAAGAAGACCGTTATGTTGACGAATATTTAGGGAGTATGTGGTAATTATGACTGGTTTTAAGAAGATTGGTAGTAATGCTGGTGATGCTATTACTGGTGAGCGTATTTTTCCGGGTGAGACTGTTTTAGATACGGGTATTCGTAATCATGCTACCCCGTTTATGCGTATGTCTCGTAATCGGGTTGTTAAGGAGGAGACGATTGTTTGGTTGGCAGAGCAAGCGGGATACACTCTTGTTAAGCGTAATGCAGGAAATTCTGGAGACGCAAAGAGCGTGGACGCAGGAGATGTTGAATCTGGAGTCGGAGAGGTTGAGGCTGGAGAGGCTAAGGCTGGAGGGAGCAAGCCCGCTAAGCGACGTTCCTCTGGGGCAACTAAGGGTAAGTGAGGACGAGCAGGACGCTGATTGGGCGTTGCAACATGGTATTATTAGTCCTTCGGAGTATAAGTCGTTGTTAGAGTCTACGGGGCTTGTGCCTGCGGATATTCAATTTGTTGATTAGTAAGGGGGTGTGGAGTGGACCGAGAGGGTATGTATAGTAATAGTGATGTTCCTCAGGGGTTCGCTCCTGCGGATTCTCTTGTGAAGAAGGTTGACGAGTTACAGCGTCAGCGTGAAACTATGGAGCGTCAGTGGAAGTTGAATCTTGCGTTTTATAAGGGTAAGCAGTATGTGTTTTATAATCGGAAGTCGCGTAGGATTGAGTCTTTGCCTACGGATGAGGGGGATAAGCCGCGTTATCGTGTGAGGCTTGTGGCTAATCAGATTGCTCCTCATACGCATGGTTTGTTGGCGCGTTTGGTTAAGTCGAAGCCGCAGTTTTATGCTACTCCGGGTCAGTCGTCGTATGAGGCTATGAAGGCGACTGAGGTTGCTGAGGCGTTGTTGGAGTATTGGTGGGATCAGTTTAGTTTGTCTTCTAAGCGTGAAGAGGCTATGCTTTGGTCAATTATTTGTGGTAATGGTTTTTGGAAGATTAGTTGGGATGATAAGACGGGTAATAGTATTAAGACTATGGTTGAGCCTGAATCTGGTCAGCCTATTGTTAATCCTTTGGTTGAGCACTTTTTTAAGCAGCGTTTGGAAGAGTTTGGTTTAGATGCGTCTGAGTTTGAGCAGGAGGTGTTTGAGGGGGATATTAAGGTTGAGGTTATGTCTCCTTTTGATGTGTATTTGGATGATTCTGCTCAGGTGTTTGAGGATTGTAAGTGGGCGATTTGTGTTCATGCGATGAGTCCTAAGGATATTCAGTCGCGGTATGGTGTTAAGTTGAAGCCTAATGCTGTTAATCGTTATCCTGATGAGACGCTTCCGGGGTTGTTTGGGTCTGTGGATGCGAAGACTGAGGAGAATGTTCGTGTGGTGTATATTGGTTATTTTCTTCCTAGTCCTAAGTATCCTAATGGGCGTTATGTGGTGTTTACGAAGAATCCGAGTATTGTGTTGTATGAGTCGGAGTGGCCTTATCCGTTTATGAAGTTGCCACTTGTGAAGTTTCCGGGTTTGCGTATTCCGGGGCAGTTGTATGATACGTCGGTGGTTGAGCAGGCGATTCCGCTTCAGAAGGAGTTGAATCGTACGTTGTCGCAGTTGATTGAGTATAAGAATCTTACGTTGAAGCCGCAGATGTTGGCTCCGGTGGGTTCTTTGCGTCAGCGTATTACGGATGAGCCGGGTGCTATTTTTGAGTATAATCCGGTTGCTGGTCGTGTTCCGGAGAGTATTCCGCTTCCGGGTTTGCCGGGTTATGTGTTTGATCATTTGCAGGATCTTGGTCAGCGTTTGAAGGATGTTTTTGGTTTGACTGAAATTCTTGAGGGTAGTGTGCCTCCGAATGTTGAGGCTGGTGTGGCTATTGATTTGTTGCAGGAGGCTGCTGTTGATCGTTTGGCTCCGCAGATTCTTATGATGGAGAAGTCTTTGGAGTTGGCGGGTAATCTTATGCTTGAGTTGGCTCAGAAGTATTATCAGGAGCCGCGTATGCTTATGCTTACGGGTATGGGTTCTAAGCCTAAGATTGAGCGGTTTGAGTCTGCGGATATTCTTGCGGGTGTGGGGGTTAAGGTTGAGACGGGTTCTGGTCTTCCTCGTACTCGTGCGGGTCGTCAGGCGCGTGTGTTGCAGATGCTTCAGATGGGTATTATTAGTCCTACTAAGGCGTATAAATATCTTGATATGGCTGATTTTAAAACGTTGCAGGCTCAATTCCAAGCGGATGAGGAGCAGGCTATGCGTGAGCATGATAAGTTGATGGATGGTGCTGTTATTAATCAGGCTGCGAATGCTCAGGCTCAGCAGCAGTTGATGATGGCTATGATGAATCCTGATGTTGATCCTATGACTAATCAACCGTTGCCTATGTCGCAGGAGTTGTTGCAGCAGTCTATGGATGCTGGTTTGCAGCCGTTGCCGTTTGAGAATCATGCTGCGCATTTGGAGACTCATGCGTTGTATATGAAGTCTCCAGAGTTTGAGATGCTTCCTCTTGATGTTCAGGAGCGTTTTCAGAAGCATTTTATGTTGACGCAGCAAGCGTTGGATGCGAAGAATCTGCCGACTGGTGAGGCTCCGAAGGTGTCGCTTCAGTTGCGTGGTGCTGTTGGTCCGACGACTGGTTCTAAGATTATTGGTAATTCGGGTATTAAGGGTGTTACTCCGCAGGAGTTGTTGGAGCCGCCTCTTGATACGGTGGTTATTGATAATAAGGATAAGCCGAATGCTGAGGCTCCGGGTAGTGCTGCTATTGGTGGTTTGCAGGAGCAGTTGGCTGGTAAGTTGTCTGAGCAGGATGCTATGCATCAGCAGAAGATGCGTCAGCAGTATGAGGAGGAAATGAGTAAGGTTGTCTTCTAATAAACATATTCAATGGTCGTCTGAGGATAAGGCGGCTGCGTATGTTCAGTGGATTGCGAATGATAAAAATGTTCGTAAGACTAGCCGTGATTGTAATATTCCTCATGGTACGTTTAGGTATTGGGTGCGTGAGTGGGAAGAGAATGGCCCTCCTGAGGAGGTGCTTGATAAGATTCCTGAGCAGCAGTATTTGTTTGTTAATCATGCGAATCGTGTTCGGGAACAGGCTATGCATAAGTTGGAAGAGTTGATTCCTGATGCGGAGGTTAAACAGTTGTCAGCAATTGCTACGGTGGTGGGTATTATGGATGATAAGATTCGTCTTGCGTCTGGGCTTGCTACTAAGCGAACTGAGACTGTTCATACGCTTCCGTCGCGGGAAGATATGAAGGAACTTATGGGTGGTTTTGTTGATGGTCTTGTTAGTGCGGCTGAGAGTCGTGCTACTGAGATTGTCGATGCCGAAGTCGTTGTAGAGCAACCCGTTGTGGGACTCTTGATTAAAGGAGAAGACTAATGGCAGAGTTCGATTTGGAC